TTCCATGAGAATTGGATTTGGTCTAGTCACACCTTTAGATCCTGCTTCAGTATAATAATTATCAGCATTTATACTTTTTGGTAAAGATGGAATTTTAGAATAAACTTTTAACCACAACTCTCTTTTTAATTCACTAACTGCTCTAGGTGCAGATTTTACCCACATAGGTTTTGTTAGTGTGGTCTTAACATAACTATTTAATTTTGGCTCTGAAGATTTTTCTGAACCTGCCTTTAATGAAATGCCTGCAACTGAAGGATAAGATTTGTCTTTGAAAAATATAAAAATATCTCCAGCATGATTACTTGGTATGCCAGGAGGTTTTTCACGATAACCCCAAACAACTTTATCTATTGGTTTATTTCTGTGTGTTTCGAAAATAAATTTAGTAATCGCATATGCGTTCTGAATTTTTTCTTGTCGCATATCTGGTCTAATTCTATCTTTCAGAACAATGAATTCTTTTCCTGCTTTTAAGTTACTTGTGGTGACAAAAGTTTTTTTACTTTTTGGTGTATCTAAACTAACACCATTAATGAAATTTTCTAAATCATCAGGAGTTTTTGGATTGTAACCGTTATTGAAACAAAGTGCAGGAAATAACTCTGTAATCGTAGAGTTTACTGTTGTTTGTTGACCACCAGTTAAATACTTTTCTGCCATTCATTTCTCCGTGTGAATCCTCTTATTTATGCGAAGAAACTATCTAGAGCACCTCTGTTCATATAGTCATCAACAAGTGTAAATGGCCCTGCCTTTTTACTGAAACACCATACGGGTTCAATGTAAATCTTATTCATAAACTCGTCAAGTTGTTCTTTGGGAATGTTCTTTGGTCTTTGCATAATACGCATTCCCATCTGCCCACAAAAGTGAGCGCCATTAGCAGTCAAGTCATCAATCAAATCATCAGAGGCATAGTATCTCTTTGTCTTAATCTTTGGATCCATAATGTTGACAAACTGATAACCATTCTCACTTAGAGATTCAAATGTTTTACGATTGACTGGCAGATAAAAACCATCACGCCATTGTTCATAGGTTGTATATCTTGCCCATGATTGTTCGTCTGCGTGTTTGCCATCGGTATTATATTTTTCTGTTGCAAAGTATGGCGGTGAAGTAAACGCACAATCAATTGGTGGCAAAATTGAGTAGTCAAAATCTTCTGCTGGTTTACGATGAATCTCTACTCTCTTTTTACCTTGCACGATGAAATAGTTTTCATTCTTTTCTGTTGTCACATCACTACCAAGAAACTTTTCATATGCGAGACATTGTTGAAAGTATCTCTCATATGTCTGGTCATTTGGGTCTGTGCCATAATATTCTTCTGCATTTGAACAATAAAAGCCTGCAAGTCTGTCACCCCAACCACAAGACGAATCAAATACAGTTTTTGCGTTTGTGATTTGATAGAGAAACTTTGCAACTTGTGGTTTGAACTGAGTGGCAATATAAGCACTCAAACGAAATGCCATGATATAAGAATCGACTGACAACTGGTCATTGCCTAGACGCCATAGGGCAAGAAAAACATTTCGCAAATTATCAGAATGATTCCAACGATAGATTGGCGACTTATAACCCCAGGCATCACAATTGTATCTTAAATCTTGATGAAAGAAGTTACTCACATCATTGTATTGCGAACCCATTTGAATGACACCAAGGCCATGGTCTTTGTAATTTCTGCCATAGTCTTCAAACTTTTCAATTACTCTATCTTTACTTTCTTCATATGAAAGAAAGGCATTCTTCAAATCTGCAAAGGTCAAAGACCAAAATGAATGTTGTGCAGCATCAGGATGAATTTTACGCAACGGACAAGGTGGTCGTGTCGTTTCAATTAGACGAATGAGTTCAGCGATGATATCTTCTTTTGAGTGATTGGCATTGATATAATCCCATTCTGTTTTGCTTAGAATTGGAATGCCATCTTCATTGCGATGTGCAATCAGATAATCGTAGAGTGTCATACTTTCAGTCCGTCAAAGTTCTTATTGAATTTGCGTTCACGATTACCAAATGTATTGATTGGCGGATCATCTTGGCCAGAATCAACGATACCTTGTTGTGCAGAATCTTCAACATCATACAAACGCATCTTTGCACGGTCAACACCAAGAACGAATCGTTTGAAATGATTTGGGTCTGAGTAACGATTCTTCAATTGTTTGACAAGTATTTGATTTAGATTTTGCAAGTCTTCATTTGATACAAGTGCAAACATAAAGTCAGCAGTTGCAGGCAAACCAAAAGATTCTGAAGTGTCTTCTAGACCAGGATCAGAATTTGTAAATCCACTTCTTGTTGTTTGTGTTGCAGAAACGATTGGTAGATTATTCTCGACAGCAAGACCACGAAGTTCTTCGGCAATCGATTTGATGTAAGTATAACTGTTCACATTGCCACCAGGTTTGATTCGAGCAGAAGCACAAATGTTTAGATAGTCAACGAAGATGATATCAGGTTTGAAACTCTTTTTCAAAGCCAACTCATTCAGCAATGCACGAAAATGTAATGTCGATGCACCGGCAGTGGGATATTCTTTGATGATAAGTTTGCCATGTGTCTTTGCTCTGAGTGCTTCAAACTTTTTCTCATAGTCATCTTTTGAAATGGTGTGTAATTCATTGATATCGATATTTAGCAGGTTTGCATCGATTCGTTCTGCAATCTTTTCTTCTGCCATTTCTAGTGTAATATACAACACATTTTGCCCTTGCGATAGGCAACCGGCGGCCACATGACACATAAACAAAGATTTACCCACGCCGGTGCCTGCAAGAGCGATATTCAAAGTCTTAACTGGTAGACCACCTTTTGTAATCTTATTGAAGATATCAAGGTCAAATTTAATGCGAGATTCTACTCGGTGATAAAAGTCATAACGATTGTCATAATCATTAATGTAATCGTGACCAACATTACTGTCAAACGAAACGCCAAGTGCATCACTTAATAACTTTGGAATCTCACCTTTACTTCTTGTTGTTTTCTTGTCATCTAGAATACCAACAGACTCCATAATGGCATTATAGATTGCACGGTCTTGGCAAAACTTTTCAGTCTGCTCTGTCAACCATGCCAACTCTACTTTGTCATCTTTTGTTTCTTTGATTTCAGAAAGCAAACGAACCGCTGACTGAACTTGTGGCTCAGTCAGCGTTTTACTTTCCGTTAGATTGATTACAAGTGCTTCGTGTGAAGGAAGATTCTTGTATTTGTTGGTGAAGTCAAAGACTTCTTTGAAAACTACTCTCTCAGTATCATCTGAAAAATAATCAGCACGAATGAAAGGAATTACTTTTCGGGTAAATGCCTCATTGTAAATTAAATTCTTCAGAATCGTCTGTTCTAATCTGTTCATCTGCTTTCGCTTTGTTCATTAGTATTTGTGTAAGTATGTCACCCATAATTGTAACAAATTTCTCATCGTTTTGCAAGAGGTCAATGTCGTGTTTACCTGGATGAACGATTGTGAAACCAAATTTCAATCGAGCAAGTGCGCCTTCTTCAACTATCTTTGCCTGGTGATAATGGTAAACTACACCAGTATATTCACCAGCAATAATTTGAAGACCTGTTATGTCGGTATCTTTGAAATTGATGAAGACGAAATCTTTGCCTTCTTCAAGCATCTTCGGTTTCTTCCTGAACAGATTCGATATCGCCCATAATACTTCCATAAGCAATTGAATACTTCTGTTGTATAAATCCCTTAAACTTTTCATTTTTCAATAACTCACCCCAAAAGTCTTTATGATGTGTATCTGCCTCACGATACTTTTGACCAATCTCACCTGTTGCCATATCAACTTTAGCATACCAACCTGCTGATGGCTTCTGAACAAAACCACCTTCAATTGCAATATCGAGAAGGCCAGAATACTTTTGAATACCGCCTTCAAAAGATACTGTCACAGGAATCTTAGACTTCTCTTTTACATAACGAGACTTCTCAATGTTAATAATAAAATTATAACCAGTCAACTCTGTACCGGTCTTGTCTTGTTGGCGACCAAGAATCCAAATCGTGTCAGCAGAATAGTAAGAACCTGTGCCACCACCAACAATATCTTTCGGGAACATGCCAATCTCTTTGTAAGTGTGATTGACAACAACCATTGGAATATCTTTGATTGTTAGATGTGGAGTAATCATACGAAACAAAGATTTGATTTGTTTGGCACGGGACATATCTGCAACAGATTTACCTTCCAATGCATCATCAACTTCTTTCTTTGATGCAAGGTTGCCAATCGAATCAAGCACAATGATGACTTTATCATCTTTACCAAGTTCATTCAACTGAGCCATGATATCGTGTTTCAACTGTTCAACATCAGTAATCGGTGTGTGAAGAACACGATCCATGTCAATGTTGAAAGTCTCAAAGTATTTCTTCGGTGTACCAAACTCTGAATCATAAAACAGAATGACTGCATCTTTGTATTTCTTTGTGTATGCAGATGCCAAAAGTAATGCAAATGCAGTCTTAAAGTGTTTCGATGGGCCCGCAAGCATTGTTAGACCAGGTACAAGACCACCATCTAATGAACCAGAGAGTGCCACATTGACCATTGGCACATCAGTAGGTATCACATCTTTCTCATTAAAGAATTTTGATTTTGCAAGAATAGAACTATCTTTAATCGTTGTATTCTTTTTTAGTTTGTCAAGTAAACTCATATTAAAACGAACCTCCATCTAGGCGTGTAATTTTATCTTTTGGTATAACTTCTGAATTCGTATCTACAAAGAATGATTCTAAACTAGGACTGGCTGTTTTGTCAACAACTTTTTTCTTCTTTGCCTTTTTAATTTCTGGTTGTATTTCTTCTTTTCGAATGTTACGATAAGACTGTTGAGAGGCAATGAGAAGAAGAACGGCAAGTGGATCAAAAACAATGATGATTACAATGATAACAGTTCTTACTGCTTTATCTATGAAGTCAGGGTCTTCTTTACTATACAATGCTTCGGCAATGTATTTGATTGGCCCTATCTCTGCCGTCAACTTGTTTTCTTCTTTTAGTAATGGCAGTTTTTGTTCAGACAATCTTTTCAATTCATTTTGTGTTTCCTGAATTGCATTATCAGTTCGTTTTGTAATCTTGTCTGGATCATCACCTGCTCTTTTCAGCAGATAATTTAATCTTTCTGTTGCAATTCTTTCTTGTGTTTCAATGGTTCTTAGTTGAACAGAGTTTGCACCGACAACAACATTCGATTCGATGTGTGCCCGTGAAAGAAAACCAAAGATACCCATTGATGTAATGAGCATGAGAAACACAATTGCAATGAGAAAATAATAACGCATTGCAAGAACAGTAGACTTCCAATTGTTATACAACCAAGAAACAGTCACTAACTTTGCAATTTCTAATACTGTTCCCATAATGATTACTGGCCAAAACGAACCAGGAAAAATCTGTGCCAAACCAATTACAGAATAGAATGCAGCAATTGCCGACAAAGCAATTGCAGTAAGAAATGGTAGATATACTTGTGTCATGGATTATCTGGTCCGTGAAGAACATCAATTACAAAAGTGATTCTTGTGCAGTCACCTATGTTTTCTGTGCCGTGTGGCAACTTATTATTGAACCAAAGAAATGTTCCTGGTTCTACAATTACTTCTTCATCTCCGACCATATACTTATATCTTCCTTGTATTGAAAGATGATATCTGTCTTTGTTGAGATAATAATTTCCCACATCGATATGTTTACCTACAATTTTACCTTGCGGTAGTGCAAGAAAAGCACATCTGGCAAAACGACCAAAAGTCTTCCATGCCCACTTTAATATTTCAGTATGGCGACCACATGCAGGAGTTGGTATACAAATCTCAGAATCACGGGCATCTTGTGACGCATCAGTAACAGCACCAACAACCAACTGTAAGACTTTTGCACTTACAAGATTGGTTGTTGGGTCGAGCATATCAGCATGAGCCATATCAGTCTGAATGCCCCAATCGTCTGAATACATTTCTAACTGTTCTTTGATTTTAGAAATATCAATGCCAGTTTCAATGATGCGAATATTATCCAAAGAAGTCCTCTAGTGAATTTTGTTTTTCTGTCTTCCAACCCATGCAGTCGAGAACAACACGAATTGGTTCTACAAATGCCTTTTCAAATTGTGAATCATAATCAATGAATTGTTGTAAATTAAATTCTTTTGGCAGTCTTTGTGGAAAAGAAATCACACTATCTTTGATTGTGTTTGGCATTTTGAGATAGATGAATTTCAACTTCTCGCCTTCTTGTATCAAAGGATATTGTTTCTCTAGACCAAGTTTCTTCAAATGAAAGTTATAGAGAATGGCACCTTTGACATGAATCGGTGTGCCTTTCTTGTAGAGTGTGACTGAATCTGAATACTGTGCAATGCCATTACAACCTCTTGGCGATGAAATTTCTTCAGCAGGCAATTTCATAAACTCAATTTTGAAATCATCGATAAATTTATGCACATCATCTTCGGTGCCTGTCATCATCAACTCTAAAACTTCTTTCATCTTTTCACGAATGACAGATGGTGTCGATGACTTCACCATCTCTAGACCCATCACTTTGAGTTTTGGTTCATTGTATGCAACACCTTCGTTATTATACACATTCAATGCATATCGTTTCTTGGCAGTCCACAAACCTTTGTCTGCAAGTGTCTCTCGTTTCATCTGCATCTTCTGTGAAAAGGCATGAACATAAATGGCTAGTTCTTCGTATGACTTATCGATGAACGGTTGAATTTTCTCCTCACAAACCTTGTCCATAAAATCAACAATCTTCTTTGTATCTTTTTCATCAGAAAAAACTTTATCAACCAAGTTACCGAGGCGTAAATAGATTGAATCAGTATCGGATGCAATAACATAATCTTCTTCTGTTTTAAGTAGTTTGTTCATAAACTGATTCAACTTTTTTTCAATCCAACGAATCGACAATTGACCTGCAAGTGTAACTGCAAGTGCAACACGCAAATCATAGAAACGAAAGTATTGTGAACCCATGGCACCATAAGCCGAGTTCAATGAAACTTTCTTTGCGAGTTGTAGATTGTTGTATCGTGCAATCAGTTTTTCTAATTCTTTTTTCTTCTGTGGGTCTTTTTCTGTTTGATAATCTTGTTGGCACTTAATCATCATCTTCTTAAACTTCTTGCGGTCTTCATACATTTCTTCCATCATCTTTGGTAGAAAACCTTGTTTGTCAGTTCGAAAGAATTGACCATTCGGTGTCAGAGTTGCATCTTTCAAACCACTTTCTTTGAGATTGATTTCTTGTTTCAGAAGTTTTTCTACATTCACATTTTGATTGAGTATGTCTCTCATCGCTGTTGTGTAGTCAGATGGCTCAATCAATGTCTCTGGCGAAATATTGTATTGCATAATCAAATGCGGATACAGAGAATTCAAATCGAATGAAGCAACCCAATCGTGTTTGCCAACTTGTGGTTCTTTCACATATGCACCTTCAAACGCAGACTCTTTTATCTTGCGTTCTTTTGGCGGCACAATGATTTTTCTTTCCATAAGATAACAATTAATCATTGAGTCCCACATGCGAGTTTGTGCGAACACATCTTCAAAGTTGGTCTTCGTATCGTATGCAAGAGTTGCCGCCAACTCAATCAATTTCAACCTATCTTCTAAGTCAACAATCAACTCCACATCTTTAATGTTATAGTCAATAAACTTTTGATAGTTAAGTCGATAGAGTTGGTGTAGATTATCATACTCAGAATAATCTATCTTGTTTGTGCCTAGTTCAACTGAGGCAATATGGTCAAGTTTGTAGGACTCTTGTGACTTACCACCTGGCGCATACCAGCGATAGAGTTCGATATAGTCCAAACAAGACACACCAAAAATATCATACGCAATTTGTTTCTTACCTTTAATTAATTTTTCTCGTTCAACTACTTTACCCCAAGGCGAAAGTTTCTTGGTTAGTTCTGGCCCAACGATTCGATTGAAACGATTGTGTAGATAGGGAATATCAAAGAATTTAATATTCCAACCAGAGATAATGTCTGGCGTATTTTGTTCCCAATCAGCCAGAAAGTTTTTACAGAGAGTGTATTCATCAGCACACTTCACATATTTCACATCATCTCTTGTGTTCTCATATTCACCACAGCCATAGACTGTCATGCCACCTTTCAATCTACGAATGGCAATGGCAGTAATTGGTTCATCTGCTTTTGCTGGGTCAGGAAAACCATTCTCTGAACCGACCTCAATGTCTATGATTGCAACATCTAGGTCGTTCATGTCCCAATCGATATCACCTTTTTGTGTATCAGCAATGAAAGAATATTCTAGTCGAGTGTTACCAAACATTTTGAAGTTTTGCACTTCTTCATATCGTTTGATAAATTCTTTGGCGTGATTGATTGATTCAAATTTCTTTGGTTCAAGCACATCACCTTGCAAAGAACGCCATTCGGTATCTTTGTTTGTAGGAAAAAACAAAGTCGGAGAGTATTCGATTTTCATTTTTACTCTCCGACCGTCTTTGATACCTCGGTAAAGAATAAAGTTACCGAAGTTTAGAACATGGGTATAATATTGTTTAGTCATTCATACATTATAATACATTTTTAGGGAGAGCAGAGGCAATTTGAATACCGCTACCGAAGACTTTATTATACTGATTTATGAGTTCTTTCGTTGGTGTTGTTAGGCAAAGAACATCGTCCATAGAGACTTTGATGCCTGTCAAAAATTCTTCTGCGTAATCCAAGAATGGCGCAAAACCCATCATTGGTCCTTGTTGCGTATTTTGTAGAATAACTTGAACAGGCTCTTTGAGGGAGATTTCTTTTTCGCCAGAACAATCTAATTGTGCGATAAGTGTTTGGCCTGTTTTGAGTGTAATAAGTTTAACTGTCATAGTGATACCTGTGTGTCAGATGAAAGAACACCAATGGTGACCCAGCGTTTAGGGAAAAGCATCTCACGACCTTCAAAGTCATTCATGTTATATGTTGGGTCTTGCATCCAACCAATGACTTCAACCATGTCATCAAATGCACGATAAGCCAAATCATACTTCTCGGCTCTTGGTAGTTTATGTTCAACTGCTAACCGTTTTGCAATTTCACGGGTGTTCATTCTTTTCTTTCCTTAAAGTCGTAGAAAAAATCATTGTTATTTCTTGCAGAGTGTTTATTGTATTTCTCTACTGAATATAACTTTGTTGCTATTTT